CCAAGGAATCGTAATCTCAATAGTATGGAATACGAAGCACAGATGCTTCACAAATTGAAGGAACACCTTGATGTCGCTCGAGCTAACGGAGTACTATGACGACTTTATTCGTTATTTTAACCTCGCTAAAGAACAACAAATCAAATGTAATGTAGCTGAAGAAGAACCATATGGGATGATACCTCATATGGAGTCTAATATGAACGATGATCTCATGGAGTGGATTGAGCTCTATGATGTTGTAGAACGTAAATATGCTGGCTTCTCACAGATCGTAAATGATTGCTGGTCTGGATGGACTGATGATCATCCATATTGGAAGAAGATGGAAGCAGGTCTTGTTACACATCAACGTGAGACTGTAGCAAACAACTGGACTGGTAAGCATAAAGACTTTGATTTACCAGAATGGTTATATCTATTCATCTTACATCGTGTATGTGGATCTGCGATTAACTATGCAACGAAACCTTCGGGCTATCATAACACACTATTGTTTACCCTTCATAAGGCTCGTACTATCGAAGAGATGGTATGGCATATGAAGCGTCATAAAGAACCATTCTATACATCGGTTGGTTATCAGTTTCCAAAGTTTCCTAAACCTCCACAAGGTTCAAGTTATAAGAGAGGCGGTGACTATTACTTAGCAGAATATGCTCCACGGCTTGCACGTGAGATGGCAGAATGGTTATCAAAATCGAATGAAAGAAAGGACCTTCGAGAGATCGGAGAGTTTATGGGACAGTGGAATGAACGAAATGGTCTTAACCGCTATACTTTTCAGTATGCTGCTGTGGTTGCTGATGTTGCTGATTGGTATCCCCAAATGGTTAACAAGGAATCACCGTTTTACTACGGAACTAACGCTGTTGAGGCTGTAATGGCAAAGATCTATGAGGACACTGGCTCTTATCCTTATAATGCAGAAGACGTATGTTGTGACTATATTCGTTGGGTTGAAAACTATGTCAGACCAGGTGCACACTACTCTCATGTAGATCTCGACACAGTATGGTCTTCAAGTAATATCAAGAATCATCCATTCGGTAGACAACGAGCGATGATCGACCTTGGCTTAGTAGATACATTTAATAATCGTAAACACCATCCATCAGATGACACAGTATTGAAAGAAGTCAATATGTCTATAGAAGAGTATAAACAAAAATGTCAGTCGCTACACTAGATAGTTTCATTGATGAAGATCATAATGCTATCGTATATCCTAATACTGTAGAACCAATCCTCAAGGGTGGTAAAGTTAGCAATCATCTTCTCGAAAAATGGACACTCGAGGAACGAATACAAAAGTTCTTTGAGTTCTGTCGTGCATACGATATACGTGAAGAACCATTGCTAAAGACAAATCCTCAGCAGTTCTCTCATCGTTTACACTGGGATGAGATGCCTTATGTCGAAGAGATGAGAGAAGAAAAAGATCTGAAGACACTCTTACATCATACGATCGTTTGGTCCTTTAGTAATGAGCATTGGTTGACGTTTAGGACTTTACGAGATCAGGGTGTCGATGCAATGAAGAAGAGGTTTATCACAGAACGTCATGCTCGTTCTGATCTCTTTCAAATCTACTATCCAAAAGGTACAGTCGTAAAAGACTGGTTATGTACAGTACCACAGCAGATCGCCGAAGAATGCTATACGATGTTACAATCGAATAGACCACTGAAGATGATGGAGCTAGCAAGTAAGCTTGAGAGACATACAAAAGAGAAACATGGTTTTCGTAACGTGATGTATCCATATAAGAACTTGTCTCGTCACATTGCCATGGCACGACCAGATCTTGTAGATCCAGAATCTTGGGTAACACCAGGAACACTGTCGTTCTATGGGTTATGGCAAATCTTTGGTGGTAAAAACCTCTTCGGTAAAACAAAATTTGAATTAGATGAAAGTACTGGTGATTATAATCCAGCATCTGCACAAGCAGAGATGTTAGTAGAGCAGTTCAATACTCTTGCAAAGCATCAAGATAATCCAATGAAAAGGCAATATAATATCAATATCGAAGATAAAGCCTGTATGTGGTGTAAGCACTTATTTATTCGACATGGTGTTAAGTCAACCACAAAGAAGATACCATATGAATGGATATATCCACGTACATTTTCTCTAAAAAAGAGTTTACAATCTTAGAGAAATATGGTATAATATCTCTATGGCACACAATAATCACATTATTGACAATAGCAACATGGATATTGACTCGCTCCTCTTCGAAGGTGTGAGTTCTCGTCAAGAAGCAAAAGACTATTATCTCGATTTGGCTGGCACATGGTCAGATCCAAATCCAGCACCAGTCGTTGAAACATATGAAGGAGTAAGAGTTGTACGAGATGATCTCATCACTGGATCCAAGGTTAGAGGCGGTGATTGTCTTATATCTCGTATTAATCAACGCACTCTCGTTTATGTTCAGCCTCGAACAGGTCTCGCAGGAGTCTCGCTCTTGGATGTGGCGAAACGTCACAACAAGACCGTTAAACTTTTTATGCCTTCTTCGAAAAGAATCTCTCACCATCAAGCTTGTTGTATTGAGCGGGGTGCTGACTATGAGTTCCATCGTGTTGCTGCTATGCCTAATCTCAATGCGATAGCAAAGAAATGGGCAGAACAAAACGAAGATGCATACTTTATCCCTCTTGGTTTGAAGCATGAGATGGTGACAGCAGGTATCGTAAATTGCAGTCGCTCGTAATATGAAAAGTGGCGAAGTTGGTCATGCTAATATCATATCAGCACCAGAGCCATTTACAAAATCTATCAAAGAAGGATTACCTCCATTCCCAACTATCGATACGTACGATGGTAAAGCATGGAGATATATCCCTAAAAACTCTGGTAGAGACATCTTATTTTGGAATGTAGGCACAGAACCAGTGCTAAACGATGAGACTATATATGATAGAGTCGATTCATATAGAAAGTGGAAGAAAGATGAAAGTATTACTGACAGGTCTGGGACCAATCTCGAACAAGATACATTCGCATAAGGCTGCACAAGCAATCATCTATGCTGATCAGATTCGCGAAGCTGGTCATGATGTAACGATCAACTTAGTTAACAACAAGATCAAAGACTATGGTTCTTTTGACGAGATTTACTTCTATCATGGTTCCGATTGGAGTGGTAATCTCAACTTGTTTGGTGGCATACAAGCATATCCAAATCAAGACTATGTTTCTGCACTCTCACATTTTAATGGTAAGATCAAATCGATTATCGTAGACTTCCCTGATTATGCATCGATGTTTACAGATCGTTTAACAAAAGCCGATATGACGTGGGATAATGTACATTGGGAAAACTTACGTAAGCTACAAGCCGAAGCAACGACTGTAGATCCTAATACGATCAAAAGATATAAGAACATTGCATTTGGTGATAGTCACGCTATCAGCATGTATCGTCCTGGATGGGAAAACGTTTCTGTACCGTTCTCTACACTCCATGGTTCAATCAATCGTGGCTTTGAAACTTTTATCCCTGAGGGAGGATCTTATGATAGAATTGAAACATATTTTGCTAATATCGACATACGTCATCATCTATGCAGGTTTGATGATTCGATTACAGAAGCGCAAAAGCTTGCAACGAGATATGTTGAAGAAACTAATAGAATCGCAGACAAATACAGCGCAAGCGTAACGATGTGGGAGCCATTACCGATTGAAGATGAATCACGTAAAGTACCGAAGACTGGATATTATAAAGGCACTCCATTCTTTGGTACATGGCAACAGCGTACAGATGTACGAAAAGCTTTTATAGATATACTTGCTAAGAGCGATAGACTCTATCGTTGGACCGAACCACTCATGAATACAAAAGGTGAGTTAGACTTTGAGGTAATGGAAAAACCTCAATCTATACACTTATCTCGTGCATCATATCCTCATTGGCAAGGACGTGAGTGGACAGAAGAAGTAAAAGAGACTAGTGCCTTAGATGAATTTTTTGCATAAAACAGGAGATATTTTATGAGTATTATGGATAAACTAAAGAAGAACAGTAAAGTCAAGGATTCGGATATCTTATCTGAATCAAAGTTCTTCAATGAAAAAGATATGGTCAAGACAGATGTGCCAATGATTAACGTTGCACTTTCTGGTTCGATCGATGGTGG